CTTTAGTTCTGTCTTGCTGGTAGGATTGCGATCACCTGGAAGTAATCCCTTGCGTGCTTGTTCCGTTCTCTTACTAAGATATGAATCTGCTGTGCTAACTTTGATTTCATCAATCTGTGTTTCTTCCGGAAGATGAGGCTTAGCATGTTTTCCTAGACGATCCTTGATTTCACGCTTGGTATCTTTTGTAGCACTCTTAGTTAGTTTTCCAGCCTTTGTTACATAACCTGGATACTTATCCTGATGCATTTCAACATTACCAGCACCTGGTAGTTCTGCTGTCCCTGAATACTTTTTGATTTTACCTGGATAACGCTTCATCTTCCAAGAATAAAGACGATTGGCGGCTTTTGCGGATTTATCCAAATCATCTTCAGAACGATTCAAAACTTTATGTGCTGTCTTGGCAGTTGGCTTTGTTAGTTCATCAATCTGTTCTTCTTCCATCTTCTTTTTCTTACCGCCCATCTGGTCCTTACCAGTGGCACCAGCAATAACATCGCCTCTGGTAACCTTATCATATGGAGGATAGTTGTTAGCAAGATTGCCATCATTGCCTTCACCTACAATCTTGCGAGTTGTTTCTAGGTCTTTACCCTTGCCGACCATCTTCTCACGCATCTTGGAATAGTCTTTTTTAGCCTGTTCTCTTTTCTTCATATCAAGTTTAGGCTCGTCCTTCTTCTCGCCTTCTTTCACACATCTATATGCTTCTTCAATAGCAGCATCATACGCTGCTAGTTCTTCTCTAACAACAGCATTACGGTTATATACTCCGAATGCTTCATTAACAAGAGCCTCGGCCTGACGACGAATCTCACCATCCTGCATGGCGATCTGGACTGCTTCTACAAGCGGATCCTTCTTTGTTGAATTAAATCTATTGTTAAACATTTACTGGTTCCTTTGTTTAATAAGTTTATCAAACTACTTTGACTTATTTAGTTTTTTTCTAATCTTTATACCAAACAATCCTTGCTTTTCAGCATCTATTTGGTTAGCACCGATAGGTCGTGTATATTCCATTTCCCATGAATTTGGAGTTGCTCCTGTAAATGATGAATATGGATCATCCAAACTTTCTCTTTGCTGTAATTTCATAGCAGTCTCTTTAATCTTCTGCTCTGCTAGTTTCCCATACTTCTCTTTAAATCTGCGACGTGTTTCTTCTTTGACCATCCATCTACCGATTGGATCATACATCGAGGTAAATGGTAGTGTTTGATTATCACCAAATGTTGGTTCTTTAGGATATCCTGCTTCAGGACCAATTCTATCAGCACCAATCGGAAGACTTGGCATAGGAATCTGTTTTGCGTTTGATGGTGCTTTGTTGAAATCAATAACTTTCATATCTTTGTTGCCACCTGGTTCTTGACCTGGTGTGTCTCTCTTATATCTGTCTGCTAGTTTAGATGTGCCCCAGTTACCAGCACCACCAACAGGATTATTCTTAGGTGTTGGTGAGAAATCAGAATAGTTTTCTTTTAACATATTCTCAAAGTTATAATCGGCGTCGCTCAAAGTAAACTTACGAACATCTTCCGTAACACATTCAATAAGTTTATGATGTGTTCTTTGTATAACGTCAAAGGGTTGATTTAAATCTAAATCGTTCTTAACTTCAATAACAGTTTCAAACAATGCATCATACTTTTCTAATACGTCTTGTGCATTCTTCCACTTATTAAATCTAACAGTTTCGGATAGAACTCTACCGCCTTTAAATGTTCTGGCTTCGTTTCTTTGTTTAGAAACTTCATTTGATGTATTGACAAACACCATCATGGTTTTATATCCATGACTTTCTAGAATGCTTTTGATTTCTTCTGTCTGATCATACTGTGACATAGAACCATTGATTACAAGATTGACGCCTGTGCAATCAGATTGCTTAAAGTTGTCTTGTGATAATTCTATATAACCTAGTGGTAGAATTGCTTCTTTCAAAATTTTATCTTTACCAGAACCAGGAACACCACCTAATAGAATAGCCTTACTCTCAATAACATATGACTTACCAAACATATCTGGATTGGCCTTACCGAACCAGCGCATAACACGACCAGCCATATAGTTTGCTTCGTCTTCTATTGGTGAACCTGTAGCACCTTCTTTAGCAACATCCTTACCAAGTTTACCGTCTTCGTTTTGCTTATGATGAACTAACTCGTGTGCCACTGATCTAAACACATCCATTGGATGACGATTCTTAGTCATGATAATAACTTCTTTTGAACCAGGTGAATATGCTGCAAATGATGGCTGTTCGCCTTGATCTGTTGGTTCTTTATACTTGAGAGAAGGAACTTCCTTGATGTCAAGTTTCTGGCAGGTGAAATCAATAAAACGTTTTAGATGTGAATCAAACTCTTTACGAGTCATTTCTTCATTTAGTTGTGCTTTTGTTGTAGCAAATATCTTTCTAGCCAATGCTTTATCTCTTGCTGCTGATGCTCTAGCAAATGTAGCAAAGTCACCCTTACGAACAGCATTGCGAAGATCGGTACCAGAGATACCTTTCTTACGAGATCCAGATGATACAACCTGAAACTTTTTAAATGGGTAATGAATTTTAGGATTGAAATCTTTTGCTGTCTTAGGCTTTACATACTTGCCAAGTTGTGTTTTAAATTCATCCACACGGTCTGACCCAACAACAAAGGTAACGTCTTCGTATCCTTCATCGGATAGTTTCTTACAAATAGCAAATGCAGTTCTCATGGAAGAGTCTTCCACAAAGTTTACGCCAGGAAATATCTGACGAAGAAATGCTATCTTCTGTCTAGGTGCTAGTGGATTCTTGGATGGATCTTGTGACTGTGAGGTGTAGATACGATGTTCGGCACCAGTTCTTCGTGCCAATGATGCTGTATAGTTAATTAACTCTGCATGACCTATAGTAGGTGGGTTATAACGCCCAAATGTGAATACAATCTTTTTCATTTTACCTCTGCGGTATTTTATTTGTTATTTATAAATCTTTTTCTCTCTTGCCGCCTTGACAATCTTCTTAATGGTCTTTAGAACTGGCACAGGATTCTTCTTTTCGTCAGACATTACTTGCCCCAGTTTTTGGCAGCAAGGAAGTTAGCACGACTAAATTCCATACGATCTACCAGTTTGACAGCATTACCACCAGAAGACCATGCAGCCACATATCCTTCTGGAGTTGTGACCTTATATCCACCATCTGGTGTATGTAAGAATGTGCCAATGTCATTTACCATATTGAATTTTCTAATCAATAAAATCTTGGCATCAATTAACAAGTTCTGTAAACGAAATATGTTGTTTAGACCTTCTCTGTTCTGATGAAACCAACGTATCACAGCATCTTTCTCACGACCACGATTTGCTTTTGTATCAGCACGTTTAGCGTCATTTATAGACTTATTATATTTAGTCGCAACAAAGTCCATGACTTCTTTAAGAAAGTTATTGCCGATGTGTTCACCAGCACGAACCTTCTGATTCATATATGTCATGATAGGAATACGATAGGTTTCGTTTGAGGCAATCTGATTCAGAAGCGATGCAGGAATAGTTCTGAACAATGATCCTGCTTGTGACAATATGCCAGTCAGTCTTGTGTTCTCGGCCTTTGATAATCTTGCAGCAGCAGTAACGTCTAGCAATCGATTCGTTCTGAACCACACATTCTTAGATTTCTTTAGTGCTGTAATGTCAATATCAAACTGTGTCTGTAGAGTCTGCATTGTCTTTCCAGTGTATGTGGTATGAAAGACAATACCGATCTGTGCTGCTTTGACTTGATTTGCTAGAGGTGTTCCTTCAGGGACAGCATATGCAATAGTATTTGGACGAAAGACGATATACTTTTTACCATCAATAGTTTCTGATTTCAAATCTGACCTAGAGAACATAAAGTCACCGTGAACAATGCCTTTGATACCAAGTGCCGGTAGATACTTCAATGCTTGTGAAAGTTTGTCTGCAAGACCGCCTTGATGATTGGCACGAATGTCTGCTTCTGTATAGTTGAGTTTAGCATTCTTGGCAAAGATAGATTTAGAACCAACAAAAAACTTTCCGTTTTCTGGATTGATGCCAGCATAGATAGCAGGTGCACCATCAAACTTGGTTCTTAGAATAAGACCACCTCTTGCTTCTGATAATGTTGTTCCGTCATCGGCAAACATATCCCTGAGAGCAATAAGAAACTGTATAGCATTACGAGTGCCAGCAACACCACCTTCCAATACAGCATCTTCAATATGTGTAAGATGTCTGTCTTTCTCGGCTGCTGCTTCATTGAGATATTGTGATAGTTTGATCAATCTAACCACTCCTTGATATTAGTTCCACCATATGGACTTATTGTCATTCTAGAATTTTTAACTCCGAATTGTCCTCGATCACCTGTATATTTTGCATAGAAGATGGGATCTTCGCTACTTTTTAGTCGATCACCATTTTCGTATGCATGAGCATTAGAACTATAGAGAGTGTAGTTCTTACCTACAGATTTCAAATCTATTCTACCTTGGATAACAAAACTAACATTATTTCTACCCATGGCAGCATTAGGTGAGTAGTCAACACCATAAACGGCCTTATTCTTTAGTTTAGAAGAATCTTTTCCTTTGATATGCATACCCGCATTTTGTCCCGATTTCATTCCATTTGGAAATTTAGCGTTCATCTTTTTTATAAAATCTTGGACTTGTGGAAAGGATTGCATTGCAGGATCACTGATTCCACCCCATTGTTGAAAGTCTTTAACAGTTTTACCCATCTTATATGATATCCATACAACCTCTTCATCCTTACTATTCAGCAATGCCAGATCAGCCTTAGGAGTTCCAGGAACTTTTATACATCTTGTAACATATACAACTTTACCTTTGACAATCAAAGGAACACCATTTTTATAATTGTATTTTTTTATGATGTTGTTGAACATAAGATTTAATCTATCAACAGTTTTGGTTTCACCTTCAATACCTGCCGGAGGTCTGTCAGGCTTTCCGTCAAATTCAATCGTCTTTTTAAAGTCTGTTATCTTGTAGTATGACTTACCATCAGCAGCAGCAAACTGTGCCTTCTGTAATTCTTTCTGATACTTCGTTGGATATTTTGATGAATCTATCAGAATCGAGTATTGCTCTGAACTGAATCTTAACTTAACTTTCTTGCCATCGTTCAATTCAAACTCTTCACCGTTCTTCAACTTCTCAGCAAACTTTATTATCCTGGGTTTACCAGCATATGGTCCTTTTGAATACTTTTTAAATAGATCGGATACAGAAAGTTTCATTGACTTCCTTTAGTAAATCTTTTCGAATGAAACAAATTGTGATCTCCTATTTTATATACCACATTCATCTTTAAGAATTTTTTTAAACTCAGGATTCAATGTTGCTTGGAATTGAGGTTGTGGTGTAAATGCACCTTTATACCTTAACTCAAGATCAAGAATAGTGACGTTTCCTCTTTTTAGTTGTAGAAAGACTTTAGCAGCATCAGCAGAAGCCTTCTTCAAATTATTTAACTGAATTGAATATGTTTCTTTCTCATACTTCTGTTCAATTCGTGTCAGACCACATAATGTGGTTTCCAATGATACAACAGAGGCATCACCGACATTGATACCTGACTTAGTAACGTCGCCAACACCAGTGACAAGAAAGAAAGCAAACTTATATTTTTTCAAATCATTTGCATTCAGTTCATCATACAATTTTGTTTTCAAAATAATAGTTATAAGAGAGTCACCAAACAGTTGTGAGTATTGATTCATAATTGATATGAACTGTGCCCACAATTTGTTTTTAGGATCTGCCAACTTCTTGTTGACGAAATATCTCATAGATTTGGGGTCCCTGGTGTTATCGTCTTTGTATCCACCCTCTTTTGATGTGGCGTATCCTTTAGTATCAATATATGATTTATCAAATTTTGTTCTGTCTCTTTTCTTAGCTTCGAAAAGTTCTTTTCGACCAGCAGGAGTTTTAGTTAACTTATCAAAATCTTTAATGTCTGATTTTTTGATAATGCCAGATGAAACTGCTTCTATCACAATACTAGAAAAGTAATCTATTCTAGCCTGAATCAACGATTGTCTCAGAGTATCAAATTCTTTTCCGTCATCTAACAAAGAATCAAATGCTTTATTGATAAGAGTGGGCTCTGGTGATTTAGCAGTAGGTTTCTTCTTCAGAGAAATGCCATAAAACTTTGATCCATTATAAGTAAATAATACGTCAGCAGAATTATAGTCATCAAAACCATAAGCGCTGACTCTGAACTTTTCAACCACTACTGGCCAAACATTGCCTGTCATATAAACTGATGGGGCGCCTTTCTTTTCTCTTGATGATATTGTTTTTCTTATACCAATAGCAGAAGAAATACCGACGACAAGATCCTTTAGACCTTTGTCAGTCGGCTCCATCAATTCTAAAAATCCTTTTCTTATAGACTCATTACCAAAACTGATAGATTTAGAGGCCGCAGTTTTAGCAGTAGTCATAAACTTTGTCAATGACTTTATATCTTTTGCTGCATCCATCAATTCATTATCAGAGAATAGCATACATGATGCAAACATTATCTCCGATGCTTCGTAGGCCATTTTTGTTCCATAAGAGTTTGTATTCTCTTATATTTAGTTATAATTGGTCAGCAACAGTTCCTTTCTTTCTGCCTGATTGTTACGATAGTTCTTTCTATCTGTTCTCATAGAGTATGTTAGATCAAACTCAATCTGATTCCAATCAGGAAATCTTTCTTTGACAGATTGATCGGAGTTGTAAGAGATTGCAATCTTTGCCTGTATTGATTGATTACAATGCTCTGCAAACAGATCATGATCAAATCCTTTATGCATTGATCCTTTTTTACCATACAGATGACAATGTATTTCATATGGCGGATCAAAATAGATGAACATATCATTGTTTGAATCACCCAAAAGTTCTTCATATGAAACATTGGTGATCTTCCAGTTTTTGATATGCTTACTGTATTCTTTCAATGCGTTGATACCAGAGACATTAAAGTTCTTATCACTGGCCCATTTAGAGAAGGTAGACTTCTCAGTCAGACCAGAAAACGAACACTTGTTAACTACCCAAAAAGCAATTGCTTTAGAGTAGTCACTATCATTCTGTCCATCAAGAATCAGTTTGCTAGAGTTGAACAAATCTCTTGCTGTATCATGTGTATTATATGTCATCTTCATCTGATACAAATCATCAGACAGTTTATCACCATGATCACGAAGATGAATCCAAAAGTTATACAAAGGCCAGTATAGATCATTCACCCATACAGAACAATCCGGATTCAATCGTGATATATGAATAGCAACAGAACCGCCTCCTAGAAACGGTTCTCTATAATCTTTAATATTTTCAATGTTAGGAAAGTCAGCAAACAGTTTTTGGATTGCTTTACTCTTACCGCCTGGATATCTAAGCGGTGTCTTTAACCTTTTTTCCATTTCTTCCTCATCATGTATATTTTCAATCTAATAGCACCAAC